GTAAACAATGGTATCCACCATGCATCAGAATAGTATTTACCGTTTAAGTACTGCAATTGCATCGTGCATGATGCGATCGTCAGTATAAACCCGATTATTACTATTAACATGTATTATCTCCCATTTTCTAAAATATCATCTCTAGTTGGACCGTAACTCGTATATGCAGATGATTCGGCTAATAGCCCCACGAAATCAACACACTGTGAGCTCGTCAACGCGTTGCCAGCTACAAACAATCCTGTTTCACCAACTTGATCGAGACATGTAAAAGCCATATTAACTCGAGCGTTGAAGACCAGATCATCTTCAATTTCAGCTCTATCTACACTATTATCACTAGCACTTAGTTGATCGAAATCATGTAAGGTGACACTACTTAGTGTATCCAATAACAACGGTGCAAATCGTATAGCACCCTGACTGTCGTTTGGTATATTTGTCTCATCCGTTATATCATACGGTAATTCTTGTTCGAAGTCAAGAGGACCAGCACCATGGCGTGTTGTATAAGCGCGACTAACATAAATCACTTCAAAATCTTCAAGTTCGAAGTCGGTTAATTGTTCATTCATACTTCGCAATATGTTCATTACGTTTTTTACACCGGTATTTGACCGTGTTACGTGTGGGAAATCGGGTGATTGTTGATCCAGCATTAACCCTTGAGCACCTTCAAAAATGACGGTGTTGTGTGTTAATATGCTGTAATCACTCATTACCACATCCTGGATGAACTCAACCGCCGAGTCGATCCAATCTTCAATCAAATCATCGTTCTGTAGCACTGATATCCACAATGCGTCCGTTTTTGTGTTGTAGTCTAGTGGGCTGTCTTTGAATCGGTTGAATACATACTCCGATCGAATAACCTGTAGCATATCTCGCAATTCAGGCCGTGTCGATGTGGCCAAATCACGCATTGTTAATTTCTTGTGGGCGATACTACGTGCAATGGTTTCACCAAATCCCACACCACAACTACCATGACGATCATTCCCGCGTCGGTCTTCTGTGATTAGGTTAATGATCATATCAAATGGAGTGGATACCAACGCATCGGGGTGAACCACAACTGTGGGAAAAACCCCCAAGTTGTGCAACTGTGCTTTTTCCTTAACATATAATGTTGGATTGCACACAAAAAACTCACTGAGGTATGTCGCAGTGTTGACGAACGAGCCACTACCAAAATGAGAGAATACGTGACGATGTCCCTCTGGGGTTTCCACTGTGTGTCCAGCTTGGGCTCCACCATTGGAGCGGACGACGATTGATTTTGGGTGTTTATTGGCAATGTAATCCACCATTAATCCCTTACCTTCGTCACCATACATCGCACCAATTACGGCAATAGCTTTTGTCATTTTTTTATGTTCCTGATTTGTTTAATTTATCGTTATCTGGTATATCTGACTCAAATTCACAGTATACCGGTCCAGCATCTGGTTCGTGGAACTCGTACAGCTGATCGTCAGCATTCTCGCAATGATCGACGCTGGTATACCCATCGCCGATCATTTCACCTCCACAATTGATGCATGCAATACTAACAGCGAAGCCACCAATGCGTGTCATATTATAGACGAATTGAAGTCGATTCAGCAACAGTACCGTTAGCTGAAAGGTGTTTCGTTGCGTTTGCGATAACCAGTGATGTTGAACCATCCCAACTAGCTGCGACTGCTTCAGCATCTTTGCCTTCGTTAATTTCGATGATCGAAACAATCACTTCAGCTAAATCGTGGTAATCTTCCAGCACAATCGCATTCTGGCCCATGATGTTCACCCACGGTGATTTAACCTTATCGACCCCATAGTGACGACAGTAGCTACCTTCCGCTATAATAATGTGGTAATAGTGGTACGTTTTGTTTACCATATCAACCAGATCTTTATACGGCATGTCAGCTTGCAACCCACCACCAATAACTTTTGTTACCGCGTTGGCTGATACGTTGGCTGCAGGTGGCTCATCACCGATAGTAAATAAGTAACCTTTCTTGCCACGTTTTTCAAAACAATCAATCGTGGTATTGAATGCTGCAAAATACGCAAACATATCATACGACTCGTAATTGTTACCACCACCACCATGCTCGATGTATATTTTTTCCAACTGCGCCCCAATTTCCAGATCGGATTCGAACTGGCTAACTTGTAGTGGGGTAGTATCGCAAGTAACATCACCAATACCACCAACAAGAATTTGTGGATCTGATACAGGTTTGCGTTCATAAATTTCAGTAAATAATGTGCCTAACCCACCACTCACGAGCTTGTTGGCAATCATACCCATTGAACCGGTCACGTCACAACCAACCATAATAGCTGTTGATTCGGGGTTTAAGTCGGAGTCGCGAGACTCACGAATGGTATCTTTTGGATCCAAGTCATCGTGCAAGCTGCGACTTTTGAAATTTTCTGTTTCAGTCCGCGTGCTGGTTACTGATGAGTATTTATCCCAGTCTGTTGGTGTTGATCTTGTGTATCCCATAATTATTCCTTATATAATAAAGTTAAGTCGGTTGTAAATTCGAAGAATTTTCGCTTACCGAATGATTCGTGTAACACGTCCATCCATTGTGCATATTCAGTTACTGCCGAGTCGGAACTTGGTGGTTGTCGCAACCAATTAATCATTGGTTTTGGTATATTGCTGTCCATTAACAACCGTGAACCAACTAAAGACGGATCACCTAAACATTCGATCGCTAGAGCCTTCAATCCATATTGATCATACTTGGGTTTTGCTATCTTGTCAACGAATAATGAAGGCGGTAAAAGAGGTCGTAGTTTGGATGGTACCGCTTTGATCTGACTACCAGATGATGTTGCAAATCCCCAACCACCCAACAAACATACCGAGTGGTATTTTGGAGATAAAAAAATCGATTCGGTTGTTATTGCATTGTGGCATTTACCCGAATATTCCATGAATGCTAACAAATTCATGGTGGAGCTGGTAATCCAAGCTACGTGCTTCGGATCCAACTTATTATCTGGCATAAACTCCAACAAATCCTTTAGATTTACGACATCGGTTGTTTTATCAATAAGCAGTATAGAACCAATGTCAGTGTTGAACTTGCGGTATTTGTTTGTCGGTAGGAATCGTTCGAATTCCTTTTTCATGATCGGGTTTGTCAATTTAACCGTATCTATTGTTCGGTGAGCAGAAGCAAACAAATCACTGTTGCCGCTATCAAACACTAAAGCTATCTTTTTGTGTCCAATGTACATATCACCAACATCAGTTTTGTGTCGCTTCAGATACTTGAATTTGTAAGTTTTTTTGTTAGACACAAACACCAACTCTGCATTTGTGGTCCACGCATTATTCTCATGACATGATGATGCAGCGGCGTATAACTTACTAATGTGTGAAAATACGCTAGCAGCTTGTGGGTCTTTGCATTTATCAGGATGCCACTGGATTCGGAACCGTGAGAATTCTGCTTCAAACGCAGATGGTGAAAATAGCTTTTCCGGATGTGTGGTTGGTATCGCTAATATTTGAACGGCTGATAACGTCATACCACCACCGTGTGTGTTGATCGATTTGTATATCCCATAAAGAAACCTTTCTCTCGTGTGTAAAAATATTGATAAATAAAGACATGAATTTACACGTAACACAGAAAGATGTCAAGCAGATATACAATCAACTAAAAGCAAGTGCGACAAAGCGCGGAATATATTTCGATTTGGAATTGAACGAATTGAATGAGTTGAGTTTTCCATTAACATGTCCGGTATTGGACATTAAGTTGGCGTATAATAGAGGGAAAGCTAAGGATAATAGCTATAGTATTGATAGACGCGATTCGTCCGAGGGGTATACTATAGATAATATTGTGGTAGTCAGCAACAGAGCCAACAAATTGAAGTCAGACGCGACAGTTGATGAACTATCGCGTCTGGCTGCGTTTTACAAGTAAGTACTAATAATCCAAGCCCAGCATACAAGAGCGATTGTACCCGAGATTGTAATGGAATATGATCGTTTAAAACCACGCATACGATCACGTAGTTGTTCTAGTTCGGAATAATGCAAATATCCCACAATCCGTATACCGGTAAAAATGGTGGACGGAATACCGAACAACCAAGCCAACACTGTTAAAAACATCATACTATCTCACCTGCATGCTAACGTAATAATCGCCCACATTGAGTGGCATGTATTGTCCGTAATTGTAATGAGTTGAAATTTCCGATCGTGCGTATGGAGGAATTTCACGAATGGCCACCTCCAGTTGATACGGTGCGTGGTATATTCCAACATCCGTTTCACCAGCATCACCTTTATATCCAATCAAGACCACTGTGTTACGCATCGATGAGTATATATCCATTCCCAGAGCAGTACCACAATACATCACATCAGATACCGAACCATCGCCACCAGCTGGTGAAAATCCCACTTTCTGTAATGCAGGTATCAGATGATGGTACATGTCATATGGAAGTATGACTTTGTTACCGGCTCCCCTACGAGCATTGCGAGCTATTTCGTTAGCACCTGCTACGATTTTATCGAGATTTGTATCAGGTGAATCGTTTAGGTTGATTCTAAAATCAACCTTCGTGCTTACTTCGTACATCAAGTCCATATACCCATTGTGGATTTCTGAGCAAATTTCCGACGTGTATGCACATATCAATTCATCCGCATAAGCGTCTGGACATCCTTTGATTTGCTGCATCGTTGTGGAGAAGCACCAATCTTTTGCGATGATTGGACGTGATACGATTTCTAGTGTTTTACTGTCGTTTAGTGTTGGTCCCCACTGCAACACATACACCGACCCAGATGATTGTGCCATGGGTTGCATACCAACAAAGTTGTGGATTTTTAATTTCGATGCGATTGATTTTCGTATACGGGTTGTCATATCCGTACCATCCGTTCCAGCATCATTAGATGTCCACGTTGATAGTACGGTATCCATCATTGGTTGCATCTGGTTAATCGAAGCAGGTTTTGATGGTTCTTTGTGTGCCAGTGATAACCAAAATTCGTCGATTTCTCGTCGCGAAATTGATGATCTGTTTTTATTTGTAGATTTGTTTGTCATAATAATTTGTTAGTTATAAATAGTGTATATATGAACCACAATTAAAGGGGCCACCTATGAAACTATCCGAACTACTTGAAAATGTTGTGAAATTTGAAACTAGCGAAGCGAAAGCTAAGCGCATTAAAAAAGAAGAGCAACTAAAAAACCTAAAATCAATTGACCATAAGGGTAACCAGAAGAAACTGGATATCATGGCCAATCGAAGTCAGATTAAGTCTGTTAAGTAATTAGTTCGCATTCATCCATGCTGCAGCATCTTCCAGTGATGTAAACACATTACCGCCGTTTTTTGTTACCATATCCACGACAGCATTCATCGATTTCCACTGAGCTTTGTCGAATTCGTTATCTTCATCTGATTGAAGGGCTACGAAAACTACTTTGTCAGGTCGTTTGTTGCTGTCGTCCGTTACTTCCGCGATCGAATACACTCCGATCATTTTTGGTGTGATTGTGTACATGCAAAAATCGCATATTTCACGTTGTCTTAATTCTTCATCGTAACACTCTGGTGTCCAATCGTCAACCACAGGGTCGAAATAATCGATGTTAAGAAGTGGGATTATAGATTGTCTCCATGTTGAATCGGCACAGGTACCGCCTAAAAATACTTTTTTGGTCATTCATTTGATCCGGTGTTATTGTTATATACGCTTCATGCGATGTGGTATTGCTATATAGGAATACACCATTATACACAAATTGTGTTAAACGTCAAGCATAAAAAAACCCGCCGAAGCGGGTTTTTGAAAAATGGTGGTGATTGATAAAGCTAGATGCTGAGTGTTGCTATTGCAGTAAGAGAAGGAAGCGTTATCGTGGCCACTAAAATTGTTATTTGTTGGATTGGTTTTGAACTACGTACCAATCAGCAGCAAAGATGTCTTTTTGTTTTGGCAACCAGCTATCATTGCTACCATCGTTGTATTGCATGTGTAGCTTTGGTATCCCATCTTTTCGTACGTGGACATACACCACATCTTTTTTGGATGAATTATCCCATGCCTTGCGAGCAACAGTAGCACCTTCAAATGCCATTACTAAGATTTCGGCGAATGTTACAAGTTCAATGTTCATTTTTGTTACCTTTTGTGATTATGTGGAACCCTCGGGGAGATTCGAACTCCCATCTGTGGCGGTAGAAACACCATGCTCTTCCAATTAAGCTACAAGGGCAAATAGGACCACACAATGCGGTCCCGAGTCTTTATTTATGCTAAGTACTCCGAATTGATTGTTGGAATGTTATATGGTGTGATACCTTCATACATAGAGAACACTACATCAGCATCTTCTTTATTGTCTACCACTTCACCGCGAGTTCTAGCATGTAACATGAACAATTCGTATAATGATAGTTTGTTTTTCATGGTAACGATAGCTTCTACAGTTTCTTCGATCGAAGCTCTATTAGATTCAACGTTGTTACCACCATATCCTATACGACGTGCTGTTGCTAAATCAGCCCATATGGCCTTACGTTCCTGCAAGTCGAATATTACAGGGATGCAGTTTTTTGTTGCATTACGCAGATCAACTTTCTGTTCGACGGTTTTTGCATCGTAAATTTCATTGCTTTGTGGCTCACTACGTGTCATCCAACCCGCAAAACATTCTTCGTGTTCTGCGAACGATGGTCCTGAATACACCAACACATTCATTGCGACGTATCTAGCACCTTTTGCTAGTGCACCATCAATTGTGATGTCAATAAACTCCGACGCACCATTCGGAGCTCGGGTGACGTCTCCACTATGACATGCTTGAAAACTTTCCGATTTCAGTTGGGTGTAACTTATGCGTTCGATTAAGTTGAATGTTTCATCATACATGGTGGCGCTTAAATCTATGTCCTGTCCTTTCCAGTAGATGAACATCCGTAGGGTGTTTTTGTCACCACCCAGTGGTAATTTTGTACCTCTACCCACTGTGAATAAACTATCTGAAGCGCTACGTTGCGCTGTCGGTAGTGGACAATCGTCCAACATTGGATCGACCCACACTTTACCCATCTTGTCCAATTTAGCAAATCTGGATTCCAACACATCAATGATACCATTGGCCAGCTTATTAACCATTACCGTGGATATTTTTTTGGTGACCGTGTCCACTTTTATTGCTCGTTGTACGTTTCCTTTCGGAAACACAATCTTGTGATCATTGTCTACTGAACGAATCTTCAAATTACCCAACAATTGTGTTAGTACGCGCGTATCAACTTGATCAGCTACCGTCAAAAACGCTTCAATGATAGCACCTTTTTTACGGTCAGATAGTCGAATCAGGTGATCGACACGACGAGCAAAGTCACCAGGTCGTGTAACTAATAACGATACGGCAGTATTGACATCTTTTTGTTTGATTGCAGCTTCAACTCTGGTATTGAATGTAACGATACGCTTGTTTTCACGAAACGTTTTTGCGATGTCGTATATTTTCTGCGAGTAATCACCAACATGCAACACATGAAATAGTTTAACCCACTTGTTTCGGTGTCGGTTGACATCTTCTGCAGATATAACAGGCTCTAGTAATGCAATCAATGTACGTCGCATAGGTCGTGAGAATTTCATATATCTGGTGTTATCAGCTAATGAAATATCCCCACCTGATAGATACGTAGCGATACGTAGTACATCAGTGGTTGTCTTGACGAATGACGTAACATCGATATCACGCTCTAACATATAACCTGCTACCACACACATATTTTCCTTGAATGGAATTTCTGTTGGGATGGGCAAGTCGACCATGTTATCCATGAACCAAATTACCGTTTCTCGGTCAGATGCTGAGATTGAGTCGTTAGACGTTACCAACCGCGTGAAGATGTTAGCAAAATCACCCATTTTTGACAAGCTGATGGTGTTGAACTTGTGGTTCTCGAACGCGAAATCGCGAGCAACATCAGGAGATTCAGGTTTCCATTGGCCAGCTGACCAGTAGTGTAGTATTGCGTTTATAAACAATTCGCATTGCGACATATCCATAACCTCCTGTGGGAAGTTTTTGTACATCGGAACGTGTTTCACGTGAGCCCCTTTCATTTGCTCCAGAATGGGGATCAAGTGGTTATATAGCTCGGTAATGGCTGTAACAGACATTGAAGATACTGCTTTTGACAATTCATCGGACATAATGAATCCAAGCTGCATCATATTTGCATTCATGGACATGGCGATGGCTACGTTATTTTCGGTACCAACATCAATCCCCACGGACTGGTTGTACTTCAACGAGATTGCGGTATGGTCGTTCATATCAACAACTGTTGATCTAACGTCCAGTGAATCGTTGCTTAACGCTGCTTTTAGTTGGTCTTGCATGTGTATCTCCAAAGTTAAAATAAGAAAAGAAATTATTGTTGCTGAACTGAGCAAGTCACTCTCCGGAGAGGGAAACCAGCAATTTTATTTTTGTGTAGAAGGAAGCAACAATATAGCCTCAAAAAAGGAAACTATAGGCTGGGTGTTGGATAATGTCAACACCCAGCTAGAATAAAAAGGGAAAGTAATATACTTAAAAAGACCGGTGCCTGGACCAGTTCGGCTACACCCGATCAATCGATCGGCTGGTGGGACTCGAACCCACATACCCCGGTTTGGGATTATTGTAGAAGGAAAGTATATTATAGCCCAAAAAAAGGAGAGGAAATTTACATCACTATTTTTTCCAATAAAAGTTTGAGAAGGAAGTGAATGTTGTGGCCTCGTATTCGTGTATTATAAAGAGGCAGCTGATGGTTGTCAACTGCCTATTGAATAAAAAAGGAGATTACCACATCTAAGTCATAATAGTACGGGTCTAAGCCCGTGGAAGTAGAAGGAAGATGTGGTATAGCCTTAAAAAAGTTGGATCACCGAAGCGATCCGAGATTGTAAGTAATTATCACGATTGTTAATCAACCAAAAACCACCGAAGTGGGTGGGAGTCGAACCCACGTACCCCATAGGGGCTAGAAGGAAATCGTGTTATAGCCACAATCAAAAAAAGTATGGAAATTGTAATAGTTGGTTTAATACTTCTGCTCTACCAGCTGAGCTACACCCCAAATAAAAATGTGTTGGTTGGGGTGGGAGGATTCGAACCTCCGACCAAAAGTTCCTGATTTAATGAGAAGGAAACTAAAAACATAGCCATAAAACTGTTGTGGTTAATAGCCCAAAAAAGGTACCTTAACCACGAAAAAGGGTGTTAATAGCCCAAAAAAGGACTATTAACAGAATAATCAAGGTAATTTATGCTGCTGTTATATTTTCAATTAACAGTTGATCCCATTTCTGGGTAGAAGGAAGCAGCATTGTGGCCTCAACATTTGGTATATTATACTTGGAAATTGTAACATGTCAACAAGTATATAAAAAAGTTAGGAAATTTAATTAGTTAAAGCTTGTATGGAGAGCTGTTATTGAACACGGGCCGCTCATGCCCAAAATGTAGAAGGAAACTAATTTGTAGCCTAATGTTAACTATAGTATATATGGTGTTGATACTATTAACAACACCAATTAAAATTTCATTTTCCTGCCCTTAAACCACCCAGCCTGTAACCATCCATCCAACTCACTCTTGGGTATGGATTTGCTCGTTTTTGATTCCAACGAATACACCCACACTTTTCCATGTTGGGAGTTTTTCGAACCCTTTTGGTGACCCGATCGTTTGTGAGCTGCTGACATTTTGTCTTTTGTTGTGGATGTGTGTGTCGATCCCGTCCACGCATGTTTCAGTTCTCCCGATGTGTAACGTGGATCTGTGGTGCTGATGGACGATGTTACACCAAAGTTATCCCGTACCGTCACTTTACCAGTCATGATATGTTTCAGTTCACCAGAAACATATCGCGGATCGTTAACATCCACTTGTTGTGATATACCTGTGTTATCGACAACAACCACGGTTCCGGTATTTACCGGAACCAATTCACCGGAAACGTATCGCGGATCTTTGGTATTAACCTGTAGAGTATTACCGTTTGAGTCTTTTACTGGTACCATACCTGTGGTAATGGGGACCAATTCACCAGAAATATATCTAGGGTCGTCTGTTGGTACTCGGAATGACATTCCAGCCGAGTTCCTAACCACAACAGAGTTTGGTGACCAGCCTTTACCGCCTACGACCAAATTCATGCAATTGTGGTTCTTTATCAGAGTTTCGTTAACAATATCTTGTTCTGTTTTTTGTAGTTGCACCCTATCGTCGCAATAACACATGATTTCCCTTGTGTGATTGGTTGATCCGTATTTTCGGATCGATCGTCTGATTATTGTTCCCGATCCCAAATAACCATCATCTATGGTATTCGTTGAATGCATACCAATATAAAATTTATTCGTTAGTGTGTTTGTTGTTTTATACACATAGTGATATTTCTTTTCTTTTGTCATGCTGCTATTTATGGTAACACTCCATAACAGCGACGGAGGAAGGAAACGGATTCGAACCGTAAGCCCGTTAAGGCTCCATCTGATTAGCAATCAGTGACCACCACCTAGGTGATATTACCTTCCAATGTACTATTTATCGCAGACCCCTAAAGATGTGATCCGCTTGTTTTTCACCATGTTCAATAACAGCTTTGTTGTAGCTGTAATCGACTAACTGATACCACTGCTGTAAGTGGTTTCTACAACGATACGCTGTACGTATATATGAAATCAACTCTACAACTGTAACATTTTCATAATCAATGTCTGCGTATATGGCATCCAGTTCATTAAATCGTTCCACGTGAATAAGATCAGCAACCATGAATACGATATCGGATAATCGTTTTCGTTGAGCTTTAGTGATCATCATTTTCCACAACATCAACGTAATGCTCGTGTCCAACATCATCCCAATACCGCACATACATTGTGGAGAGAACAGCATGACTACCTAATTGGCCATTGTCGTGTGGTATAATCGATCTAAACACATCAACACCTTCGCTTTCTTTCAGACCAACATCAACTGCAGCCTGTTTCACCAATTTTGTTAACACTTCAGCGTCAGTGAACGGTTTATCCTTGAAATTGGACAGAAACCCCCAATATTGTTGTAACGATTGGGTATCCCCGAATCGTGTGCGGTGTGATGATTCGGTATCGTTTGTGTGTGTGCATTGTGTGTGCAATACAAACGTATCCATCATACTGCGTCGGTCAGGAACAAGGTCCCCTGTAATTATTTCCATTATAACTCCAAAATTGGTAAGCTGACGATCAAAATGTAAGTAGCAAAATGCAAGCACTGATCAACAACCAGCCATATGAAAAACATATTATCGTATATACACAAACATGTTTTTCCGTCTGCATCGGTTGACATTCCGCTGTATTTGTTGCTACTGATATTCATTTTCGCCCAATCTATGTGGTAATGAATACCAGCGTCCATGAATCCTATAGCGAAGCACAGTTCCATTGGTTGCTGGATAACCAACAAACACAAAACTGTACCAATGCCGTGTAATGCAGCGTGTAATATTCCACCCAAGTGACCATATGTTCCTTTGTTTAGGTATTGATATGGTAATTGAAGTGGAGCATCAACGATGAAATGTTTAATCGTTAGTAATATTAATAGCAGCGTCATCTAGTTTTGCCTTAGTTAATGCTAAACGAACATTATCCGATATCATCCACGAAACGTTAACAACGTCAGCAGGATCATGAGAATACTGCGAATCCATTAACACCTTAGCAGCACTAGACGACACAAACGATAAGGTTGGATCAGCTGGTATGAAAATTGTTTGAATCGAAGGATCCGCATGAAAGTGTATTCCATGCATACTCATTTCCGATATCGCATCCGCTTGGTTCCGAATACCTCTGATTATATGCGAACAATTTAATCGTCTAGCAGCCGAGATCAACAAATCACCATAACAAACAACACTAACATTTGGAATGTGGCTCAATTCTTCCGAAATTAAATCCATTCTCACTTGAGAGTTTAGTGTGTGGTGTTTTTCTGGATTTGTACCAACAGCAACGTATAATATATCGAACATTTTAGCCGCTTTTTCAGCAATATTAACGTGTCCTTTTGTAATAGGATCAAATGATCCAGCATATACAGCGACGGACGGTAGTAACGGGTATACAATTTTATCGACAGCTTCTGTCAATTCTTTTATTGTTCCGTTGTTGTGTACGTGATTGTTGGCATGTTTTTCACGGCAATCGTCTGATTTTTGGCTTGCATCCAAAATGTTGAATACGTCAGCTGTTTTTGGGCTGCGCTCAATTATCCGATCGAATCGATTTGAGTGTGTGGAACTGATTTGTAAGATGAAATCACTAACCAATACCAGGGTACCAGTTTCAAACACCAAAGGTGCATCCAGAATTAATAAACCATGTTTATCTTTTGCCCAGAGTGCGAATGCATCGTGGATTCTTCTATTGAACACTTGATTGAGTTGTTGAACAGTCCAGGTGCTTTGACACTCGACTAACAAATCACGTATCGCTTCCTTGGAATTTGTTTTAAACCGATCGATGAGATCTTGCTTTACGTGAGGATCATCGTATAGTGCAGTAACGATTTTATCGCAATCGAACACATGAGCAGCTGAATGTTTAGCTAGGTGTTTAACCACCGTAGACTTACCAGCCCCGATTTTTCCAGTAACACACAGTACGGTTTTCATATATTCTCCAATTGTTTTGAGCGATTAACGAGATTCGAACTCGTCCCTAAACCTTGGCAAGGTCTCGTGCTACCCCTAACACCATAATCGCAGTTATTACCAGCGCGTACGTCTGGTTTTGTGAGTGTCGCCATTGAGTATTGCGCCACCAGGAAATATAAAGGCAAGTGCGATTAACCAACCAACACCAGCTGCTGATACAACCTTGAGTACACCCCAAGCGATCGCACTCGCGGCCATTGGTGTTGCTGCGAATCCAACAACGACTTGCATTATGCCACCGATAAACATCAAATATAGTCCAACGTATAGCCCCAGCACAACCCCAGTAAGGATCATCACCCACCCTATTAATGTTGTGTGGGTTGAGAACCATGATGGTTTTTTTTGTTTTGTGTTAACAGATGCTTTGATTGCTGCTTCTAAATCTTCGCCATTTTGTATCATAATTTGTATGTTGTAGTAGTAATGGTGTCCCTGGTAGGAATCGAACCTACGCCAATCCCTTATGAGGGGAGCGCTCTACCTTTGAGCTACAGGGACTTTTTTAGTCGATTTTTGCTATTTCTGTACGTTGATGTTTGTGAGTGACAATTCGGACACAACCACCGTAAATTTTTCAATCTGTTATCATTGTTGATCCCATTTATGTGATCATATTCCAGCGTTAACACTTTGCCATGCCACTGATCGTTTGAGTGACAAAGCGCACATGTTCCCGTATATAGTCCGAACCGAATAGCAACACGGCGAAGTTGACTGCCAATGCAAGTACTATTGGCTACGAATGCAGTATCCATTGTCCATTGCTTCTTGCCACGTTTTAGAGTGCGCGATATATCAAAATGGTCCATTGATATGTCATATTCTTCACATAGTGTGTTTATCTTCTTATAGTTGAACGTACACACAGTAATATTTAACGCCTTGCATACATCCGATACACATTGGGATCTTGCTACACTCACCCGCAACTCAGGTATAGTGTATGATCGTCTACGTTTTGGTACTACCAATTTACCCTTTCGTGTTGCAGCTCTAATAGCCGACAACGGAACTTTTGATTCTATCACCGTTTGAGCCAAACCAACATCATCAATTAGTTTCTGTATTATTTTCCAATTCCGGTGTTGTGCCATATTTCTTATTGTACTTAGGAACTTCTATTAGTGCAACATTATTTATTAGCACCCCCAGAATGAGTCGAACATTCCATCCGTGATTCGAAGTCACCGAGCTAGATCCGCTAGTGGGGGCGTTGTTTATTCAACTTTTGGTGGCTTTCCATCGAATATAACTTCCGTTCTATTTATAACGGCACCAAACGGGGGCATGTGTATAAAACGCACCTTTCGGCGGAAGATATGCAAATCCGGGTTTGATCGTGCTTTGTGGTGCGTTGGAAGGTTCGCTATTTCGGTTGGTGTAAACTTTTCGGATACCACCACACGTTGATAGAAACATCCCCGTTTAAAGAAAGCTGGATAATCGTTCCAATTGACACCCTTTTGGAATAACATTTCTTGCTTCATCGCACCATCACATTTGTGTAGCTCGTTGTGACTGTAATAATGACTAGCTGCCATCGATATGCTGTTTTTTGTAGCATCCTGCTCACGCCAAAGAAATGCGTTGGCTGCTTCTAGTTTTGTTGGTACCTGCCACACCCGACAATCAAACAATGGTAGTTGGTCAGCTTTCGAAGGAAGCAATGATGGTAACAATTGGTTAAACTTGGCGCTAGCCATGGATGCCAATATTGAGATCATCTTTTGTATTTTACCATCGAAGAACACTTGTTTCTTTACAGAATCACTATACCAAGTTAGTGTTATCTCATCAGATTGTGTATATCCCATGCAAGCCCCAGTTTCTTCTACCAAATATTTGGTAACTGATTGCATCAACTTTGACATGTTTGGATCGTATGGTCGTGTCAAACCTTTCGTAAACTTACTAAAACCCTTCCCATCTAACCGTGCTACGATTGGAATAAGAGGCATGAATCGCTGAGTTGCATTTTTTTCATACATTTTCATGCGATCCCCAAAGGCATCATGTTTCATTTGTGTGTACCTGTACTTCTGATTTAGTTTCAATCCACACCTTTGCTCCACAACTAAGTGGGTGGTCTGGCATATATTTAACAACACTAGGACCGTTTATTGTTACTTCGTGTCCGTAGTTATTTGCGTTTGTTGATTTTACAGTAATAACGGGGTTACGTTCATCAGTTTTCCCGTTCTTTTTAATCACATGCTGGTTTATGTGAATGCGTTTGATATTCCCACTAGGGATGACTGTAGTGTCCATGGCTTTCCTTATTTGTTGTCTTTTCATTATACTACAACATCAATAGGAACAATACAGCTAATTTGGGTGTGTGATGGGATTTGAACCCACATCTACACGAGTCACAGTCGTGAGCTTTACCATTAAGCTACACACACCAATGTTACTGAGGTGCTATTTATTCCACTAGCATCGCTAGTATCATCCTAACACTTTCTTTAATACCGAGTTTATCCAACTCCTGTTTTAGTGCTTGAAGTTTATTATCACTTCGATCCACTGCGGATTTAACAGCCGCTCGTTTATCTTTTGGTACCAATTCATTGATCAATTTGGTAGCCATATCATTTGCAGATGAGGCATGTTGCCCAGCTTGCTTATTATCAGTCTTACGTTTTTCGTCTTTTTTCTGACCGTCTTTAAAATCCTGCTCAGATTGTTTGCTGCTGGTTTCAACTGCATCAAACTCTTGTGACGCTTTGCGTATAGCTGCTGCTTTACTCGATAGAGATTTTTGTACACTCTCCCCTTGAGATGATGCTAACGCATCTAGCAATCCTGGTAGTAACTCCAGAAGTTCGTTGTACGCTTGTGTTCCACTTGAAGCTTCTGATCCGGAATTTGCCCGACCTTGTGCATTATAGGCGGAAGTTTTAATTCCGGCAATAGCTTTTGCTTTATTTTTAACACCACCTGGAAGACCACTACTGTTGATAATAGCTTCCAATGCTGTTTGTAGTCCACCCATGCTTCGCTTGCTTGATTTGAAGTGTTCGGTAAACCATCTATTATTTCGTAGAGCGATTTGCGACTTTGCTCCAGCAGATGCTGCACGTTCTTTTGTTTTCTTTTTGTTGGCACGACGTAACACTTGCGTTTGGTTATTTTCGGCGTTGCTAGCAGCATGTTTAAACACCACTTTGTTTTCGTTTGTGTGCGAAGCTAACGATGCTGCTACGCTAACCAACTGGCTGATTGCTGCATCAAGCGATACAGCCTCAGATACCATCATTTCGTGTAATTTCATTGTTTGTTGTCCCTTTAAAAATATATGACGTATTTATAAGTAACGTCACATAAAAGGACAACAAACTGTATGGGTTATGCGCTACGTAAAATGCCCATGACATCTTCTTCGCGCATCATCACGACCAGCTCACCTTCGATACTAACTTCGAATCCAACTTGCGAACCGAATAATACGGTATCACCAACACTAATTGACAGTTCACGCAATTCACCTGTATCAAAATACTTTCCGGGACCAGCGGCCAAAACCAAACCTTCATTGGGTTTATCCTGCTCAACCCCCGATAGGTCGATACCACCAGCTGATATGTTGGCGGTTTTTACTCTGCGTAGTACTAGCATGTCACGTAATGGACGAAATTTCATAAAGTTTCCTTCTAAAGGTTAATTGGTTGCCGGATGTGGCAACTCATAATATATATGGTACGACTGTGAGTGGTGACAGGGGCACCACTACACAAATGGATCGATAATAACCAACTGAGGTCCAACACCGGTCAACCGATACATATAGTTACCAGCGTGCAAATCATAGCCAACGTGATGTTGTGCTTGAGTCTTTCGTAGTATACGAATAGCCTCGATGAATTGTGGATTTTTTATTTTGGTTATAAAGTCTGCTGGTATGTTTTCTGGGTGTGCCAACAGACGCATTATTTCTTCAAGAGCGTATAAATATCGCTCAGGATCTTCACCATGGACATCCGTTTCCCCACTAATAAGCGACGGATCCAGTCCCATTGAGTGTAACACAGCCTCGTGGTTGTGTCGTAATTTTTCGGCAGTCATTTCATGCAACCGTTCCATTTCGATATACAATTTGTGGTCGCCACCTGGATTGTAATGTTTGAAAATCACTGCTTTGTAAATTTTCGGAAAAAATGGATTATCCTGATGTTCCAATACCATGTTGGTATTAGCGACCTGACCGTCAACCTGTGCACCCAGTGTTATGTCTATGACTTTTATCACAGCATTTGGGGTGGATGGGTGTTCGAATGCCTGAGCCATAGACCCACGATTCAGATAATTTTTTATTTTATCGGTTCTAAAGTTACTACCTTTTGGTAGAGGTATAATGGGAATGAGTCCGATTTCACTCTTGAACTTGAACTGTCTGTTATTTTCGAATAATATGTCGTGTACTTTCATGTTGGTATTTATGTACGACGAACACCAACTTGATCTTTTGTGTGGTGACCATACTCGTAAAAGTATTTGTTGCGTTTTCGGAATTTGTTATTAACCCAGAACCCCCACTGGCGACGTTCTGGACCGGTTATCATAACTGTCCAGCAATGTTTCGATGTTATCCGTACGCTGTGTTTATGCTCAGCCTTCCTAAATGCACACTGTCCAATCGACATCATTTCATTACCATCCGGTGAAACATCTTCGTATGATCCATACAATATGAATGTAGCGAAGTCCCAAGCGTGGTCATGTGGATTACGGAGATCATCAGAGTGTCTCCAATGATGCAGACGAAACGAGCAAAAGCCCAAATCCAGTACCCATCTAATCAGATACGGATCATTTACCATTCCCAATTCTTGCATATTAGCTAACTACCCTGTCCTTAGACGGGGTACCATCAAAATAACAAAGGTGCTTTTCCGCTTCGGCTAATGAATAAAAATCATCTCGGCACGCAGCACCAAGCATACTATTGAGCCACGCATCCACCCACATCCAGCGAAACAAAAAATGTTTCTGTTGAATAACCCACTTGATTTCCCCTGAGGGGCTGGTGCGTTCTATTATTCTAACTAGGTTTGCCATGGTTTGTGTCCTCATGTGGTGAAGGTAAGCTGCCGATGCGACCATTTAACTCAAATCTCTCCGTAGATCAATTAGTTTGAGCACTCTTTACTGGCAATCTGCCACAACCTTAAAATTGGTGTTGTTGATTATTTAACTCGTTTGACTGTGAATTTGTCTGTCAGTGATGATCCGTCGTGTATACGTTTTGCAGATACGAGACGTTTGTATTCGTTATCCGCTCCTTGTTGTATACCGTTTGATTACTTTGTCACCATTCTGGAATTGTACTTCTACCGCTAATTTCTTCATAGTCGTCATTGATAAACGTTGGTCCACAGGGTCGGACTCGAACCACTCGAACATGGAGTTACCTGCTACTCATCAAAGGCTCACCGTCGTGAGACATCTCGAATTTTCGTCAGATTCCATACTCTATCACATCTGCATTCTGTAGTATAAGTGCTCTACCGTCGTGGTGCACTTAAAAACGCCGCTCTACCAAATTGAGCTACCCGTGGAATAAGTGTATATTATATGATGGAATACCATCGATGTCAACAGTGTAACGGAAATAATTCTTTTGGTAATAGACATTCACTGATACCTCGGTCCGCCATGTACGTTAATACGTTGCGTGAGGTGCAATTCATTAGATATTTACAGTCACCACACTCATCTGTTGTCGTTGCGTATTTTACCTGATCAGTAAACACGTTTTGTTGAAGGACACTCAATGCTTCCATTGAATATGGTTTTGGTATGTGATATGTTTTCGTGTTTTGTGGGAGGTCATCGGACATATACGACATCATGTAAAACTCACCAGCATTGAAACAAAAATTGGTGAATGGTACGGGTCCGATGTAACGATCCACAATATCGATATCCCCACACACCTGATTGCGCACCATATTGTTAAATTTGTGTGCATTTGATATTATCGTATTCGGGTTATGAGATCGGAAAGACGATAACACCACGCGTAATTCAGCTCCAAAATCTTGGGCTAGCTTCACTCGAATGGTATTGATGGAGTATTGATCGAACATAGTTTCTGCATAAAAATTAACAGTAAATACAACAACATCCGGATCACAAATCTTTAAGTTTGTTCGGATTGTGTTTATATATTGCTTATCATCGGACATATATTTCGTGATATCCAAAACCGGAAACAATTCAAACTCGCACTTATTTGGTTGGCTATCAATGAATGTCTTAATTTTGTCCATACGTTTGGTGACTATGTCACTCGATGCCAATAACGTAGAGTTCATCGATAGTGCGTATGTCGGAATGGCTAGCAGATCGGGGTGTTCGATTGTTTCATCGAAGTTTGTTGCTGTGAATATATCGGTGGAGCCTAGAATCAACTCCATTTTTGCTCCCATACCAGTTATCATCATATCCGCAAACGATCGTACCGATGATAATTGTTCGGATGTTGTTACGTTTTTGCGATTGATGAAGCATCCAGGGCAGTTGTAATCACATCCATTGAGTACATCCAGAATCAATTCGATCCCTATCCCACCGTTTAGAAGTTCAATGTTGTGTTGCATTTCTATCCTACCTGTATAAGTGAGTCTGTTATAAATACAAAGCACACAGATAACGGAGAGTGTAGATGACAGTAATAAAGCATATTATCGGGTTGATTTGTTTGATCGTATGGGGTTATGCCATATATGATATGTTCGAATATGGTACACACAACTGCTTGGTATTGTATACGATTGGTGTTACTCTTCATTGTTTTTTTGTCGTGATGTTATCGTATTCAGTATACCACCACCGAACACACCACCGATCATTTTGTTGGCAATGCTTATCTGGTGAGCACGACACGTGTCGTAGATCAGATGAAGCTAGAATAAAGTCGTTGTTATATAAACATCACTAGACCGTGAAACTAGAACCACAACCACAGGTAGCGGTTGCGTTTGGATTCTGAATAGAAAACTGAGAGCCCATTATGCCAGTCACGTAGTCAATTGTTGCATCGATTAAGTACCCAATACTCATAGAATCAACCAATATATCAACATCATGTTGACTAATAATTGTGTCATCGTCGTTGGTGATGTCATCAAATTTAAAACCGTATTGAAAACCGGAACACCCACCACCAGAAACATACACTCGCAATTTCATGTCCCCATCCGTATCAGCTAACAAGCTTTTGACTTGTGTAGCTGCATCTTCCGTAAACGTGATGTTATGCTGATTCATATTTTAGCACGATTTGCTCTAAGTCTTCCAATACGGTAGACAACGTAACTTTTTCATCAACGTTTTCCGTTTGTTCATTCCACGTGGTTAAGTTGTTAATCGTGTACTGCAATTCTTTAACAACATCCGATACAGTAGGTAACGTATCTTCTTTTGATGGGCGCTTAGTATTATACACTGCATCGCCAAATTTGGCACGTTCGATTATAACTTGATCAGCTGCTTTGTGCAACAATTTTGGTAAATCGTCAGACCGATTATGGTCGAATGATGATGAAATAGTGGTTCCATTGAGGACCAATTCGTATTGGCTAACGCCTAGTGGGTTACCACCAATTCTAGTTATTGTTATCATTCTCTTTTTCCATTTGGTTGATTAATCTGGTGTTTACATCTTTATTCCACTTCAGCACATTTGGGTTTTCCAATTTGTTTCCATCCAACACATCAACCAATATTGATGTGAGCACTTCAACGGGAATCTCCACATCTATGCAATGCACACAACAATGTCCTACGGTAAGACGAACCATGTTGTCGTCGTGTTCGGACCCTTTGGTGAGCTCGATGAAATCGCCTCCGTTGTTACCTTCGGCGTAGAATTCGTTTAGTATAGATTTATGATACTTTGGGGGGTTTTTAAGCATTATTCTTGAAGGTTTACTACCCAGTTGGCATTAAATTTGAAATCGTGTATTGAGTGGTCACTGAAAGAGAAGAGAGCAGTAAACTCTTCACGTGTGATCCAAGTCGGGTCTTGTACGTCAAGCAAAGACATTTGTTTGCATATAATCATATCAAGCACACCAAGTGTTCCATTGCAGTTTTGCACTATTAGAAACTGTTCTTGTTGACCGGCAGTAACATATGTTCCAATACCGATGTGTGGTGATTCTGTTTCGTCTCTAAACATTCCCATGGGAATCCTATTTAGTGGGTGAATTGGCTGAGCTACCAGGATTTGAACCTGGGATGCCTGAGTCAAAGTCAGGTGTGTTACCAGTTACACCATAGCTCAATTGTTTGGAGCAGACGACGAGATTCGAACTCGTAAAACTCTGATTGGAAATCAGAGAGGATACCATTCCCTTACACGTCTGCGTAATTTATTTTAGTGGATGATCAGTACTTATGTTAGTATCATCTTTTTTTGTTGATAGTTCGTTTTTTGGTACCGAAAACAATACCGTATCTGTGTTTCGGTTATACCACATAACACACCAACATACAAACACTAAAGTAACACTAAGCGGACCAAATAATCCAAATCCAGCGATAAACAAAGCATCAGATACTGTTATATCCCTGTCCATCTTTTCATTGTCGTATTTTTCCTGTAACCTCCCAATTTGGTAGAATCCTGCATAACAACCGATTACTCCAATTACAAACCAACACAAAACGTACAACATAAAAACCTCTATTTTATTTAAAAGTGTGGATGTTTTACCGACCTATACATCCGAACGCGTAAGCACAACACATTGATTAATATACTGTCATGCCAGACACCGTTTTCATCCACTCAACAAAGGAGTGGCAGTGTGGTGTTCTAAAAACTCTACAACCAACATACCTTGGTGCTGTTCCACCTCTTCGTATGTTTTTAAAAATTCTTCATCGCTTACATTTCGCAAATATTCATCTATTGCCTTCAACGATGTTTCTAGTACATTTGTCATAACATACCCATAAAATTAAAAAATTAAAATAATGATCCACCTATCCTCTAGGGCCCGTCCGGACAGGGAATCAACATCCAACACAACTAGACCGTGATCCGTCGTGTCTATCACATCACCAGGAATCAAACCTGTAGACCTTAATCGGGTCCGCTGTTTATGTTCAGCTACGATTGCGAATTTGTTATTCTACCGGTAACATCGTTGGATGTCAACCAGTAAAATGAAATAATATGCCCACCCCAACCAAGCGTCGACTCTCAATCGAGGAGGGCGGCTACCGGTAGTATTGTTCCCCCCGGCCGCGACATCAGGGTACTACCTTGCTTGGGTGAAGGAGTCGAACCTACAACTATCGCATACAAATACGATATGCTTTACCACTTAAGCTACCACCAAACTGTTACACACTCCAGGGAAACGATCCTGGCTATCAAACAAATCCACATCACCTCAAGGTATGTAATTAATGTGGGGGATGATGAAATCCATTTTAGTGTTTGTTAAACCCAATATCTTGGGTGTTTTTATGATCTCTGGATTTACCAGAATCTCCGTTCATAGGCGGCTTAGGTTAGCCCAGATCACAAATTAGTATTTTACATAGGAACTTATCCGATGTAAAGGAATAAATTTGTTTGTAAATTGGTAGAGGTGCACTTAGCCAATTTACAAACACATTCGATTCAACAAGTAAACTAATACCCGACGAACCTTGCCACATTAGATGGGATTCGAACCCATATATTACGCTTATCCGCGCTGCATTGTCCGTTATGCTACCGTGGTGACTACTTTGTGCATACCAGATAAATCTAGTATGCGAATAAAATACTACCTCCACTATGAATTGCAGTTCATTCGTAGAGGTGTCATTCCGGCAACCTGATAGGACTGCAATCCCGTCGAGCCACCTTGCCCTCCGTTGAGTCTTAGTCTCGGGAGAACTCATGACAGTCGGGGAGTGTTACTCCAATCGTCGCCATGTTATATGTTAACCAAGCTTGAATGACTTGATATCCCTACAGAAAACGCAGAGGTGGGTTTTAAACCACAACAGAAGAAGAAAAAGTTGACGGGAGCTATCTAGGCCTCTCCACGCCCCTCAGTTAAGAGTGTCATTCGTCAACTTTTAGAGCACCTAGCCGGATTCGAACCGGCGTGTATAATGATTTGCAATCATTCGCATATCCTCTTTGCTATAGGTGCTTAATGGTGGGACTACAAATCCCACTCAGTATAACTTATAATGTGCCGTACTTTGCGTATATGGCGTCGATGAGTTCTACTTGTTGTCCGGTCCATACCAATCGAACATCACGCTCTTGCAATTCTTGTGCATATGCTTTCATGCTTACAATTACAGCAGCTTGGATGTCATCTGTTATTGCAGATACATGCAACAATAAATGTACCACTTTTTCGGTAGCGGTAATGCTTACTTTGGTTGGTTTAACCCAACCTTCCGATGCCGCAAATTCCAGCAACCATGGTTCAAACCTAACGTTTTTCGTGTTGGGTCCTTTCCTCATCCACCGTGAAATGGTTTTGGTTGATGCTGGTTTCTTGTGCAAATCGGTGCACTGATTCCATTTAACGGCTATACCATTTTCAACAAACATCGTTAATAGATATTTTCGTGCTGATGTTAGTTCAATTGATGTTATTTCTGGTTGTTCTTGTGTTAATTCGGTCATAAATGTTCCTTAATTGTAATTTGGCAAAGTCTTGCCGGTATTACCCCACTAACCACTCTGTGGTACTGTGGGGGTCATACATACACCATTGTATGTATTTGTTATGTGGATGGTTTGTCATCCGTAAAGCCCATATTATAGGCGTATTTGTTAAAAAAGTCAATCAAAATATCCAATTTTTTTATTACTTCTTCATCACTCATATCATTGGCCTATCATCTGATCTATTCATATTCTGGGCCAATCGTCATTGATTGAGGTAATGCTACCCCAATCACCTACCGTGATATCACGGTAACCTTCTGAAAGTTCTTTAGTCATCACCCACCCCAACCTTCGTTGTTCTCACGGTGACCTTCGTCAAATTTAATAATACTTTTTTCATTCATAAAAATTACTCCATTGTAAAATTAGTATTTATGCTTTGGCAGACCGAGTGGGAGTTGAACCCACCTCAAAGTGATTTGGAGTCACTCTTGCGTCCCGGCGCCCGACCTATATACTCTAACTAAAAAAACCATCCGCCCCTGGCTCAACATACCCAAAACGTGTGAGTAAGTTACTATCAGGTTCTCCGTGATAATACACAGTTGTACTTGGTATCGGTGGAAGTCCTATCGCTTTCCTGAACATATTATATGATGGTTTTGGAGTTATTACAACCTCTCCTATATAATCAATAAACGCTTCGTTAAAATTTGTAGTTATCTTCCACCCAACAGGAGGTTCAACGTACCACTGACACTTCGGATTTGTATAGTTGTTCATATCGATTTTCCTACATATATTTGGTGGAATCGGAGGGATTCGAACCCTCGTACTCTGGAACTTCAACCCAGCGCTAATCCTATTCTCAGCTACGATTCCATTGTTGGTGGTGCAACATCGTCACACCACCGGTTGTGTTATACTGTTGGTTTTCTGCGTGTAGCAATCAATCCAACCATACCAGAGCCTAACAACAACAATGCGCTAGGTGTTGGTACTGTTGATACGTTACCGTCCGAAAACGCTGATGTTCGATATTCGTAATCGGCATGCACTAGAGTGGAGTCGTTGTTACTCCCAACCAAGCTGAACGATAAATCAGCAAAATTTCCATCACCCATGCTTCGTGAGCCTGTATCAAATCGGGTCCCTTGGGATCCACCAACAACATCGATAAAACCGTTAGCACGGTACGAAACGTCATCTGAGTGACCAGCAATCAGTCCGGCAATGATAGCATCCAACCACAACTCACCAGTTCCGATTGTGGTAGCTGAGTCCGTAAAGTTTAGTCCGCTATCAAAGTTATTCGTGGCCGATTCATAAAACTTTACTGTTCCACCGTCAGAACCAAGTGCAATAAAGTCATTAGTCACTAGGTCCTTGTTGGAGTGGATACCATCAAACACAAATGCTAAATATGTATTATCCGCACCATACGACCAAGCTATGTCGCCAGCTGCATCCAAGATGGACGTGATTCTACCAACACCTCTGGTACCAGTACCGTTGATGGTATTCTTGCTGGTATCGATATATGCTTGCCCGATAAATTGAAAGTCACCTGCAGACATAATCACTGCAGCATTTGCGGTATTTGAAACCACCATAGGAAGCATAGCCAATAGCAATGCCACCACCATAAAAATTCTTTTCATAATTGTTACCTCGTTTAGTTAGTTAGAGTTTATAACTATACCTAACAAATTTGGTATAGTCAACAAGTGTATTTATTCACTTCGACTACCGTTACACTTGGGAAACGCTGTACACCCATAAAACATGCCGTACACTCCTTGTCGTTCTACTGTAACCCCACCACATTTTGGGCATTTACCTTCACCGCATGGTCCTCGTTCTGCTGGAGTCCATGGAGTCGATCCGGGATTACCAATAGTAGCTCCGTATTCATCGATAAGTCCTTCTTCATATTGTGTTGCTTGATCGGCATCTTTGAATCGTTCATAGTGATCCATTTCATCCATACTAGCATCAATCGAAAAATCTGCCATTTCACCCACATTTATCTCCAATCGTTTGGGTTATAGATCTCGGAGTCGCGGGAAAAATCTTCCCACAGTTCTTTTTTGTTTTGTTTTGTTATTACATATACCATAACTCTGCATATGATATACGCAAGAATGATGCCAATAATCCATCCAAAAACAGACATAAACTGAGCTGTACTATCCATCAGGACGTCCGTTTAGCAACTTCTCGTTTGATCGATTCCTCTTCCTCATCCATATCGGGTTCCCCCTCTGGATTCATAGATTCACCATACCACTCCCAGTTATCAACACCACCCACCTCTAATCGTCTTAGTTGTTCTTGGGCAATTCGCAGTTGGGTGTATTCACTTTTCAATATTGTTACAGTATCTTGGTTAGACATTATTTATCCTGTGTTATTGTGGCGAAAGAAGGAGGATTCGAACCCCAAGCCGGTTAAGGCTCCACATGACTTCCAATCATGGTCAATCACCGGAGACTGAATCATCTTTCAAAAAATTGGTGTACAGGTCAAGGAATTGAACCTTAGTTACTTGTCGACCACCTACCACCAGCATTGGTGGTACCCGTACGTTGTGTGTTAATATAACCCTTCGCTGTATAACACTTTACCGTTACCGGAATTGCGAATCATATCCAACGGTTGTCCGCTAGCGGTGGCTACGGCAAGAGCTTCAGTTCTATCCATAAACACACCAAACTGATCAACAAATCCCTGATAACCTTTTTCCGGTTTGCATTCGTGTCCACCAGCTTTAACAGCTTTGATTATATCGTTCATATTCTTATCGTGGTGTCTAGCGCTCATGATGATGAGATCACCATATTTATTTGCGGCACAGACAACTTTTCGTATCGGTTTCATAATATTTATTATACATTAGAGTTCATACAACAATCAACGGTTTTGATTGTTGCGATAAATACAGTACTACATTACGGAGCATATTATGAAATTACTAGATTTAATCGAAGCAGCAAAACCAATAACATATGATAGAACCAAATATTACAAAAAAGGGTTTTGGTTGTATTCAAAAGAGTGGGATGTTGCAAAAATATTTCTTGCTGATGGTTGGGGAGAAAAAGTAGCCAAAAAGTTCAATGCTAAGTTCCACAAAGATTTTACTGTTGGTGGTGAAACCCCTCTTGTTTCAGGACTGAGTCCCGATATGGAACAAAAAATAGCACAATACATCAGTACTAGTAAATTTCACACCGCAACTGCATCATATGGTAAAAAAGGAACATCATCTGTTAGAAAACCTGGCATTGCCACTCGTGCTCAAATCAAATATATAGCTAAAGATACCCTGGATAAATTGTTATATATCCCATCAGAAGGTGTAATATATATCGGTAAATCATAAAACTGGAGGAAGGAGGAGGATTCGAACCCCAAACCCGATCAAGGGTTCCACATGATTTCAAGTCATGGTGCGTCACCGGAGAAGCAATCACCTTCCAATTGTTATTTCTTATTATCCTCAGGTTTCTTCTTTTTTGCAACCTGATTCAATTGTTCTTTTTGTTTGGTGGAATCCACATTACGTTCCCACTCTGCCAATCTTACTGGATCTATCATCCGATAACCACACAAGCATTTGGTCTGATGTCATCATCCGTCCAACCATTTGCGCGTTCTTCGGCGGTTAACGTCATTTTCCCAACTTCAATACCATCGTCGGTTTCTTCGTACCCTTCAACATCGATCCAATCCAGGTTAACAAATCGATATCCATTACCTTCATCATCGATTGATGTGATGACCGGAAGGTCTTGTGGAAGTTCTTGTAATCGTTTAACTACATCTGCTACGGTTGTGTCTGTCATGGTTATCCTTATTTAATTTGGTACCCCACCTCGGAGTCGAACCGAGATACACGAACTTCTAAAGATCGTAGCTTTACCAATTTGCATTAGCGGGGCATTATGTTACGTTTTTTATTCCCATATGTGTTTGTTTGACTGTGACAATTCGGACACAAAAAACGTAAATTGTGTTCACTGTTATTGTTCCAATTCCCATCTCTATGGTCAATATGTAGTGTAATTGGTTTTCCGTTGTATATGGATCCAACATGACACCCTTCACACTCTACGAGTCTACCAACTTCTACCAACGCCCGCATTAGTTGGTTGCGGCGAGGTCGATTCATCGATTCTGTATACACCAATATATCAGCCGCGGTTTTCTTCGTGGTCTTTGGTATTCCACGCGCCCAAGCTTGTCCAGTAAAATGGGTTCGATCTATACCCAACCTATCGATTTTGTTGCGTAAACAACATATAGATCCACCAACGATTTTGGTATATCCCAACAATCTCATCGTTTGAGATATACTAACTGATTTGGCTACGGCGGCAGCTAGTTCCCGATCCGTATATTTATATTTGCTCATGTGGTATTTATGGTACATGTTATTAGTAACATGACCTCTACCAATTGGGTCACGGGAGCATTATTTATTCTTTTGGTTCAGATAGTCAGATAGTGATACTAGATCTGTCCGTTCCAATTCTAATGGTTGTATTGTATCATTAATTGCTTGTAACATCAACACTGGATCTTCACATACGTGACATAAGTACCGTCCATTGTGAAAAAAAGGATTACCTGCATGGCCACCACCAGCACCACATTCAGGACAAACATATCTAGCCATCGTCACTTAATACCCATATATTTAACAGCAAGTTCAATATCTTCTTTATCCACACCATGCTGCTCAATTATGGTGGCCAGATCATCCATGAATGGAGCTAGTGAGTTGATTTTATCATCCCAAGCATCATACCGAGATTGCATTTGTGATTCCATATATTCCATATTAGTACGCTATCCATCTGTGTGGTTTTGGTCTAAATCTACCAAATGACACACCATGCATCTTGGCAAATCGACTACGTTTAGCTACTCTAGCTGTTGAGAAAATGCTTTGTCTGTTGTATTTAACTCGCAAGCGAGCTTGTACCCCACCCATCATCCCTAATATGTGTAGTAAGTCGGAATCCACTTCTCTACGAATCTCTTCAGCGAGTGTGGATGCCAACTCATCTTCCAGATTGAGTCCATATTGAACACTTAACATATCGCGATCTTCCACAGTGTACGTTGCTTTTAGCACCCGTAACATTGGTGGATAACCAAATAGCGCTCGAATTGCGTTTATTAAACTTTTTAGGGTATTGTTCATTTGGTTTTTTGTAGTTCGCATATGATGTGGTTGCATGTTGTGGTGATGCTAAGCAATATACCTTCCATTTCCACTAACAGTTTTGATACATCGTTGTTGTTGAATTTCATCCTACCACTCTCATTGTTGTTTGGTACCTGACCTCAGAGTCGAACTGAGAATCACCAAATTTTGAATCTGGTTGCTTTACCAATTAGCATAGTCAGGCATTATTATCGCATTAATATTGATAGACATTTTGGTGGGGCTTTGTTGTATCCACCAAAACGATCATACATATGTATGATCCTCCACCTACTCATTTTCAATCCTGGCCCATAATATCGCCGTCTACCACGATGGTGCCGGACTTCAATACGGAACAGTTTTATGTTTTTTGCTTTGTGTTTGTATCTAATCATAATTAGGACTTGGTTCGTTTTTTATTACCATAGTTATCAGTTTGGCTGTGACAATTCGGACACAAAAAGCGTAAATTATCAGCAGTGTTATTACGCCAATTACCATCTTTATGATCGATTTGTAATAGTAGTGGTTTGTTGTTGTATGTGTCAAATACTAAACACTCCTCACACTGAACCGATCTGCCGACATCTACTAAAGCGCGAAATAGTTGGTATCGCTGTGTTCGTCTGGTTGAGTTGTGGGTATGTATCAGTATATCCGCAGTACATTTCTTTTTATTGCTAGATGTTCCCTTTGCCCACGATTTGCCCGTGAAGTGTGATCGATCGATACCAAGCCTATCCAGTCGGTTACGAAAACAACAAACAGACCCTCCTTCTATTTTCTCGTATCCTAGCGCTCGCATCGCACCAGATAAACTATACGATGCTGTCACCGCTTCTGTTATTTCTTCTGTCGTGAATTTGTATTTAGTCATGGTGTATTTATGTCATACCCAATTGTTGAGTATTTACACCTTTACTAGTTTGCCTACAGCGACATTTGTGTTCTCGAGGGGAGTCGAACCCCCATTCACAGATTGAAAGTCTGTTGACCTAACCATTAGTCGACGAGAACATGTTTGGTACTCCCAGTCGGATTCGAACCGACACATAAACTGATTTTAAGTCAGCCACCTCTACCAATTGGGTTATGGGAGCAATGTTTATTTTATACAGTCAACCATTTTTATATTACCACAACGTTTACATTGCAAATTGTATCTGGTACCAATTGAGCCAGTATTGTGGTCTGTCAATACCGTTTCTGATATAACTTCCCAAACATGACAATGACCATACCATAAAAATTCAAACAAAGCTATCACATATTTCGATATCCCGTATACGTGCAATACCCACAATGTATATCCAACATTGGTGGATTTGATGTTTTCATTAATAATGGTGAACTATCAAATAGTTCAGCTCCACATTTAGGACACTCAAACCCATTCAATTTTGGTTGATTGCTTTGGTGTTGTATTCTACCATCGGGAGTGTTTAATTTTTTAAGTGTCGTATACTGCTTGCGTTTTTCCATTTGGTTATATATTCATCAATTGTTGGTTGAACCAACTCACGAAACCTACTGTGGACATAAGCATGATGGGTTGGGCACATTGGTATCAAATTACTCGGATCGTTGTTGCTGTGATTACCATCGTTGTGATGTACAGCCACTATGTTGGTTTCCCCACACACCACACAACTTTTGTCGTGATAAGCAAAACACAACGTTTGATAACGATTCCCCTGAAAGTTACCATTATTCAATCCAGTGCGGAAGTGTTTATTAGAACAACTACGACTACAAGTACCTTTTGACGTTTTGTAGTTCTTTACTGGTTTTGAGCATACCACACACCGCATTAAATTTGTTGGATTTAAAAAACACAACCGTTCATGATTCGTTATATTTCCGATTGTAGTGGCATGGAAACAGTATCGGCAACGATACTTCGTTTGATTCACATCACCCCAACTACCACTCATGTGGCTCACAAACGATCGTAAGTTTTTATAAACGCGAGCGTTGTGGGGGCTTGTGTATGTGCCATCCTTGTTTTTGTGAATATCATATTTCATTTAGTCTCTCTGGCGGGATTTGAACCCACAATAAAACGTCCCAAACGTTTCATGTTACCAGATTACATTACAGAGAGAAAGATGATTGCTAATCAGAAAGAGGCGCGCATTATTGATTAGCATATCAAATTCGACATCACCACGTTAATGGTGTGCCTTGCCTTTTGTGCTAGGAGGAATCGAACCTCCGTCCCTCGCCCAATGCGAGTCCCTTACCATTAGAATATAGCAGACTTTGTTTGATTATACACTACAGTTTTGATGTAGTCTACAATCGAATTTAAAAAATTTGGTGGATCCGGTAGGAATCGAACCTACAATCTCATAAGAGCACTGGGTTACAGCCAGCTAAGCACACCACCTGCTCAACGAATCCATGGTGTTATTTTTGCGGAACAGACGGGAGTTGAACCCGCACTTTCTTCCTTGACAGGGAAGTGCACTACCAGTTATGCTACTGCTCCGGTATTTCTTATGCCCAGGCTAATCCGCGTTGAGTTAAATACTTCTCAACTTTGCTATATTCACGAGGACGAAACTTTTCTTTTTTTACAATTTCAGTATTACTCAACGCTGCAATGTTACGTACTGGATGTTTGTTACCATTTTTATCCAACTTCTTTTTCTTGCCGCTTTGATCTCTTGCTCCGTACTTTACCATTTGTGTTCCTTAGTTAGTGTTAAGTAGATATTATATACTGTTGTTTTGTTGTTTGTCAACCGTTAATTTTAATTCCGACGGGTTAGCAGAATATACTGTTTGTTAGTGAAGGTAAGTATAACTTGGAACATTGTCAAAGTCTACCTTCAAATTCTTTTCAGGGGATGTCCTATTGAACATTGCTCCCGTGTCTGGTAAATGTGATTACTACCTCACATTCAAGTTACATTATAAGCTTCGGGGGAATTTCAACCACATGCGGATCGCTTATAATCCTTTTAAGTCCTTTGGTATTCAGACTATTTAAACCAAAAAAAGGCCGGTGAATCACTTCTACCGGCCTTTTGTATTAAGTTGTTTTAACTTCGATCTACGTTAAACTGATTCCGTAGATAACTTACAAAAGGCGGTGGAAGGATAATCTCGTTCCAGCGACCACAAATCTTCTTCACAGAAAGATAGCGTCCCGAATAAAGGGCCCTGTATGCTATACTGTGATGATAATAATGTGTTCATTGTCTTTTGTTCGCTTTAAATTGTTATGTGTTAATTGTACTACTATTTACTAGTAAGTCAACTAAACATTAAAAAAAGTTGTAACCTGATGGTTCTATTGGATTTTCTTCTTCCATTTTTTAGCTATTGCCTGAATGTTTTAGTGACACTTTGGCTAAAGCTTTGTTTATCCGGTCGTTGTATGCCCGTAATTTGTTCAGGTTACCGAGAATTCGAGAGAAGTGTTTTTTTCTGTCATCTCCAGGTTTCAATTTTGATACGAGGCTTAGTCCTTTTTTGGCTGCTCCGTATCGTTTCTCTGCATCATCCATGATACGTTGAAGGTTTGATAGTAAGCTATCGGGTACGTCTGGTATGCTAACATCCTCGCACATCATTACGATTTGCTCTGATGATGTTATGATATCATTAAACACCTGTTGTAATTCTTGTTCAATTAATGATGAGTGTAGTTGTTGTAGCATGTGTAGTCCTTATTGGTGCGCTTGATTGCGTAGCGTATCATTTGTTGTTGCCAGTTTTGATGTTCGCGTTCTGTGTGTAATGACAGAATGCGTGTCCCTTGGTTTGTTAAACGTTACACCTTTCTGATCTGTAGGATCCCACTTACCATAACATTTATCCCCCTCGGGACTCAATGCCACGATTTGTTCATCATCCGTTTGGTGTGCTTCTGCGTTTGGATAACCGAATTTAACATCATTTACCCAATTTTCGTATGAATCAAACCACAACGTTTTCTTGGGTCTTGGTTTGGGTGGTTTAGGAGGCTTCTTTTTTACAGCAGCCTCCATAAGATCACAAACTTTCATGTTATATTACTTTGTTGCCGTGACCAACTTGCATCAAGTCAGCAGCAAACTTATCCATTTTAGTTGGGCTATCAGCCATGCCTTCCGCTTTAGCAAGGTGCTGTTCTGTTGTACCTTTGAATCTAAACGACTTAATTAAACTAATAAGTGCAGTCTTTTTAGCGTCACCTGTAGCTGCCCACACTTTTTGTGCTGCTGCATCTAGTTGCTTGAAGTCACCACCTTTTTTTGCTTCCACCAATATGTATTTCGTTGGTGTGTGATGTTCTATTTCCGCTTCTGTAATACCAGCTAATTCCATTATCCGGTTTTGCGTCAAATGGTGGTCATCCCCAATATCTGGGTTAACACTTTCCGATATTGCTGTAGGTGCGTTTACGGCGCTTTGTTCTTCGGTTGCTTCGATTAAATGGCGATCACCTGATTCCGTGATCCCAGCTAACTCTTTTAATCTATCTTGTTCCATTATTTTACTTCCTGCATATAGCTTTTTAGTGAACGAGTAGTTCCACCATTGGTTAAAAACTTCCACACATCGTTGGGGATTTTGTGTAGCATAGGTCCCATTAGTGTTTGTGCAAATATTTGTGCTTCTTTGAAATCGTGTATAGTTCCAGCTTTTAATTTATCATGTAAGTCTTCGAACGCGTTCGCCAAGTCGTTATAAAAATTGGCAGCATCACGATTAGATGAGTCCAACCGTTTGGCTTCTTTTCGAGCTTGATCGATTTCAGTTTTCAACTGGCTAGTGATCTCTGCTGGGATTTTCATCTTGTTCGATTGATCGTCTTGCTTTGTATCCAACTGGCTTGGGCTTTCGTCGTTATTTGTTCCACGTTTATCCCATACCTGTTCATCGTTGGCACTACCATCTGTAACATTTACCGGCTTATCTTTGTCTTCTTCGTAGTTAGTATATTTGTTGTCAACGTAATAATGCATAGACTCTTTCACGTGTCCTTTGAAATCGAACGAACCGAATTTATGCGTTTGACCAGCTACACGTAGTTTTTTGGCTAATTCATCATCTTTATCCAACTCAACGTCATAGAAATCATCCGATGCGTGGCGTGATGGTTGATCTTTAAAAAAGCTACCATTCGGTTTGGCTTCACTTTTGATGGTACCGTTACCCATCGATGTGCGAACACGATCACCGACTTCATATTTACCATTCGATGCACCCTCAGTAACAGCCTCTTCTTTGTTTTCTTTTTTTGGTGTATCTGTGGATGAAGTTGATTGTGCTTTTGAATTTTTATAATTGGATGACGTCAACACATAATCTTCGATTGGTGACAACGACCCACCAGCACGTGCTTTTTGGTCAGCTTTTTTCAATAGTGCATCTTTTTCTTTTTGTTCCATGGCATCTAGTTTTTTGGCCATACGAGAGTCATTTGATGTCGTAGCTTCGGAGTTGGATTTAATTGAAATGATTAACCCCTTACCCCCTTTCATTTGTGCTAGTCTAGCTTTTGCTTTATCTTCTGCCTCTTGACGAGTATCAGCGATAATATCAAAACCATCCGTATCACGATGCTTCACTTTTACTGTCCAACGAGACTCGCTCAGTTGTTCATTTTCATCCAGACTCATTTCGGAATGGAATGCAGATGACTCTTCTTCCTCAGCCTTTGCTTTTGCGGCTTGTTTCTCAGCTTTTAGGTGAGTCTGTTGGTCTTTGTCAAACGCATCCAGCAAGTGTATCAGTCCAGTACTACCATTATCACCTTCTAACACATCTTCCAATTCAGCGATCATGTGTGGAATATCTCCACCAAAATCAGTAGCTGGAATTTTGTCTAATGCTTTGATTGCATTTTGTAGATGTTTGATCGCACTTTTTAATCCAGCAACTTTACCGGTTAGTGACTTCTGGTCTTTTGCTGTTAAGTCTGATCGACGCAGTGGTGTTTTTCTAGCCTCTGTTACGGCAAGTCGTTCTAAAGAAGGATCCATTCTGATACCAGAAAGTAATCTCATTTTGTTAAGTTCATGCATGTGCATTATCTCCGCTTGAATATTTTTATGTATTTATGTCGCTCTTTCGTTAAGACTGTCTTTCTGGTACTGGGGAACGCAAAAAACCCCGATCCTCGAAGGGACCAGGGTGTTTGCCATGGGTTGTTATCTTAGTTTGATTGCTGTATCGATTTTAGTCTCAAACGCTTTCTTGGCGTGTCCGGAACTAATAATCACATAGTCAGCTAAGTTGATTTTTGGATATCCTGCAACTCGCATCCACATACCCTTCCACAAATACCCAAGGTTGGTGGTGTATGCACGTTTGGCATCGATGAAGCCCGTTTGTGCGTTTTGGAATTTGTTGCGACCAGCTTCAATGATTGTTTGGATTTTTGCATACATGGATGGATCCAATTCAATGTTGTGTTCTTTGAACCACTGGAACGTTGCTTTGCTACCACCTTCGCCCTGTCTAGCTGCCATAACCGATGTCATTACATCTTTCATGTCATCTTTGTACATGGATGGTACAGATCCAGCTTCCATCACTTTTAGTGAATACTGGGCTAAGATATTTTCCATGTTGTCATATTTTGCGACAAGTGAGTTTTCAGCTTCATTACCGTAGTTGTGTGCTGATACATAGGAAGTAATACCTACAAAAGCGACAACAGCCAAGACTGCTACCAAGATAAGCACTGCCTTGCCGTTATTATTTCTGATTGATGATGTATTGTTCATGTGTTACCTATTAAGTTTAAATTAAAAAAAAGTATTGCGACAGGAGTTATGTTACCCTTAATCGTTTGGAAGGACAACAAGTTTTGCTACGTGTGGAATAACCTCAGTGCTGTTGGCTACGGAGTACACACATTCGTTGGTAGCCAACGAATACATAATGTCTTGGTGTTTGATTACCAGCTTCATATAAAACGATTGTTCAACCAATGCAGCTTCGTATGAGTTGGATACGAATCTAAATACGTCCCCGTGTGATAGTTCACCAAATGTTGTTGGTACTTCAGTTACCAATAGGTTAGGATCTGTTATAATTTCCATATTATAAAGCCACCAATCCAACTAAACAGATCAACACCAACGTCAACCAGTAAAAAAATGTGGTAGCGTCACCGATTCGCTTTCCGTCACTATACGAGACTTCTTTGCGTTTCCCACCAGAAGATGATTTATCGTAATACACCACCTGTTCGAATAAAAACAAACGTCTATAACAATAAATCCAAGCTGGTACCATAAACGTGAGCCAACTAAAACCAAAAATGACCCCTAACAAATCCTGCCCAAGATAGTTCCAAGCAATGATGAACATGGTAAACATACCAACCCTACTTTCGGAAAAATCATTAACAGCCATCCCTGTTTTTTTAGCAACATCGACAATACCATCACCAACAGCATCTATTAATGCTGTCCATTCGCGAACTTCATTAACTTTTGGAACGATTGTTTCCGGTACTGCTTTGTTTGCTGCTGCTAAGTTTGCTGCTTGTAGAACTATCTCCGCTCGTTGTGCATCTGATAACCCCTCAGCGATTGTTATATTTGATCCACCATATGCCGTAGTGGTCATGGTGAATAGTAGTATTGCGAAAATGTATTTCATTGTGTTTCCCATTATATTAAAAAAGATGTTAGTATCGTCTACGTGATCTAAAAAGATCAACATCATTAACATGAAAGTACCATACTAATGCTGCTCCACCACCATATCCGAGTAATAAAGCCAAAATCAGAATCCAAGTTGGTGGTACTATTTCTGATTCCAGATGTTCATAATCCTTCATCATCGGACGATCATATAGTTCGGATACCGTTTTTCCGATGAACGGTGCAAGTTGTTCAAAATTCAAAATCTTCATGTTGGATATACCATCCCGCATCGTAACATGAAACAGCTCATTGCCTGTATTCAAAGCCCATGTCATGATGTCTACCCAAGTTATGGTCATTCCGTCCAACCCGATGAAGATAACAATATCATTCTTCTTACCACCTAACCACGTTTGCTCTACCGCATATCGATATGAAGGATCATCGATTTCCGTTAAAACAACTATGATATTAGCTTCCTTTGCGGCTCCTAATGTTTTAAGAATGTGGTCTATGCGTTTGTCTAGGACGGCTACCATTCCAGCTGTCAGTTCCGAATCAACATTAAGCACGTGATCCACCTGATAGTAATTGTATACGTGTGGATAGTTTGGTATTTTGCCCGGAAAGTCATCAGCACTTGCTCGTTCAGCAAAGATGCTTTGTGGAACAGCTTGCACATAGTTTGTGTATGAGTGATTGGCTGCTGCTGGTTGTCCTACCGCACAATTCGTATATGCTTTTGGATTCGGATACAAATACACAGACCTTGATGTGCTATCCTCACTGTCAAACTTAATAGTACCTACTGACGATTTCGCATACCAATCCACTGTGTAATGTGTTTCGTAACAAGTGGAACATGATGTGTTTCCTTTGCTGTCAGTAGTACACATACAATCATACGACTCTTCATATGTGTCATGATCTCTATGTTTTGATGTAATGTAACCATTC